TTCTTCCCCAGCTTCTCCTTAATTTTCTTGATCGTCTTTTTGACAAGAGGCTTGATCACCTTCAGCAAAATATCGCCTAACGGTTTTGCGAAGATAGCTGCTGTTGTTGCCACTGCCGCAATCGTTGCAGTCGTGACCACAACAGGTGTGCCAGGTAAGTGGTTGCCGAGAATCGCTGGTATGTCCAACGGGTCGAGCTGTGCTTTGCATTCTCCATCAATCCGCTCATAGCCGGTGATCACAGCAGTCTGAAGCTTATTTTTAGCGCCAATAGGTATTGCGTCCGGTGGCGGACATGGCAACTCCGTGTCTACATTTGGAACGCCAGCAAGTTGGGAGGCTGCTGGTGAAGGGGACTTGGCCGGTTGCTTCGACTCAGCCGGTTTTTCTTTTGGTGCTTCAACAGCTGGTGGCTTAGCTGGCCCATAAGTCAACGTGCCAGGCGTAAAATCCAGCGCGTCATAACTGGGCATCGTCCCATCACAAACAACAAAGTTCCCTTTTGGATCATTGGTGTAAGCGTCTGCGTTGCCGGGCTGTGTACTCCTGGTCTCAACGCAACCCGGTATATCTGCAACCGGAAAACCCAGCATTAACGTAATTGGTGGCTCTTGTGGAATGCTTTGCGGTGGAATGCCTCTCCAAGTTGGTATTTCTGGAACGTAAACACGCCCCACACCAATCTCAGGTATTTCAGGCACCGAATCAGAACGGTAATTTAGGCGTTTCGATTGCTGGCCCTGTTGCTGATGGCAACTCAGGCATCACGTCATCGAGCTTGGCTGGCACCATCTGAGTTATCACTTTCGTTAGCTCAAGCTTTAGCTCACTCATGTAATACTTCGTCAGCGATGGGATGCGCGTGTAGAGAACTAACGACCCAACAACCATCGTTCCAGACATTACAAAACCCAGAACGCCAAGCAGGTTAAAAACCTTTTGCATGATCAGGCTCCAAAGAAAAACCTCCCTTGCTGTGTGAGACCAAGGGAGGTGCAGTTGCTCTTCCGGCTAAATGCTAGCTCAGAACGAATACTTGAGGCCAAGCTTGGAACCCCAGCTAAATTCGTCGCCAGTTACGCCGCTGAGTTCTCCGTAAACGGAAACGCTTTCAGCAACCTGAACTGCACCACCGAATTTACCGGCAAACTCAACTTCGTTCTCTGAACCGTTTGGCATCAGGATGGCAGGACCACCTTGCACAAACCAGGAATAAGCGCCTTGGCCGCCTTCGTAGCCAACGTCAAGATTCAGCGCACCACCTAAGTAGTCGTCGCCAACAGTTGCACCGTTAAATTCTGGGTTTAGGTAAGGGCCAGCGAGGGCAGACGCTGGTGCCAATGCAACTGCCGTAGCGGCTGCAGAAATCACAAAAGACTTGATCATTTTGAGAAGAGGATAGGTTTCCTTGAACCAGATTAACTGGCCTAGTCAATGGACGGTTTTGAATGTGTTCTTCAGTTGTCATCCGTTCCAGGGAACGTTGAGAAATGACGCTTATGCAGTCCGGTGTAAAGACCACGCTTTGGATGATCTGTTCTGTCGCGGCCTTCAAGCTTGTAAAGCATGTCGAGCCAGACAATACGATTATTCATCGCAACTAAATCCTCTGCCCCTGGCTTGCAGGGGATCATTGGGTCAGGTCTTTGCATCATGAAGGCTTAGTTGGCCAAGTCATCGTATGCGGGAAGCCCTCTGCTGACGGCAAATCGCGTAACGCTTGCCTGTAAGTTTTCATCGCGGCTGGGATGTTTGTTCCAGTCTCTTTTGCCATAACAACAACCCAGTCGGTTTCAGCAATCAACCTGTCACGCTCAGCACGAACAGATGCAGCAACTTCGCTGTCAATACGTGCTTTGTATGCAATTTCATTGTCGGCTGCTGTCGTTACGTTGCCATCGTCATCAGTTGTGTCAGTAAAAACTGGACCAGCAATGAACTTGGTGAACCATTGCCCACTGATCTCTTCAACACCACTACGGGTGCTGACGCCATAAGGAGCAGTAACAGTTGCCGCCGCTCCATTCAAAACAGCGTCATAGCCAAAGCTATTTAAAACCTCTGTGCTGATCTGTTTCGGGAAGCTGGTGTTGGGGTGCTCAGCTTTGAACTGGCTGACAGTGGTGACAGCGCCTGTGGAACGGTTGCGGATTTCCATGATTAATTAAGCGATTGCAAGGTAGAGGTAGGTGCCGCCAACAGCATTGATGTCGGCATCAGTATTTTTAGCGATAAAACCTTCGGGAAGTGGATCAATGAGATTAGTGTTTGTTACTTGGGCTTCATCATGATTTAGCTTAATGTATGGATCATTTGGATTAGCGCCATCATTAATGCCTCTTGTTGTATCCCAAAGAAACCAGTCAGAAGTACTATTGGTGCGTTTGATCAATACAAACCTTGCACCTGCAATAAACCCACAGTCAATTTCTTGGTCGCCAGTAGTTCCGTTGTAAGTACCTACACTACTGATACCGTCCAGGCTTGCAAAAAGGTAGGCAATCCATGAACCAGTGTTATTCGTGTCGCTACCGTAAGGGAAAAATTGTGTAGATGTTGGTGCAGATTCCCAGTAAGAACCAGCACCTGTGTCTATATAAGGGCTGTGAAGTTTTGTAGAAGTAGTTAATCCAGTAGCAGTATGATAAACAGGCCAGCCGCTAAGAGCATCTCTCTTTTTAACTATAATCATCTCAGGCGCTACACCTAAGTTGTGATTTTGGCTGTTGGAAACGCCGCCACCTGATACAGAATTATATGCAACTACATCAAAGAAACCTGGAGCACGTTTGAACATCCAAGAGTAATTAGCTGAATCCGCGCCAGTATTGAATCCGGTGCCATCCATCCGGTCAAACGTAACTGTTGATGATGAATTACTGGTCTCACCAAGAGTTTGATTTGGAAAAAGCAGTCCAGCTTCGCCGGTCATTCTTGTCCTAAAGTGCCAGTCGTCTGCAGTAGTATCTCTTCGAATGGAAAAGTCAACTGGAAACCCTGAATAAAATGTTGGTGGAGTAGGACTTGTACCACCTCTGGTATCAATAGCAAACACATCCGCTCCAGTTTCAGGTGGCTTATTCGGACGGCGGATTGCCATGTAGATGAAGGTACCACCAGATACGTTGAAATCTGTATCAGAGTTAGAAAAGGCAAATCCATTCTGATGAACGTATGCATGCCCAAACGGGGATTCAGCATCAGCTGAGGTAAAGTAAAGAGATGGTTGATTTGTACTGTTATTAGCGGCACCACGCATAAAGTCCCAACACATCCAAAGACCACTACCGTTGGTCTTTTTTATAAAAAAGTATTGGGGTTCAAATCCAACATTAATGATATTTTCTGCATTTGTACCCGTATAAGTCCCACATTTAATAATGCTTTCATCACCATCCGTGCCAAACACTGGTTCGTCGCTAGCAAAAAGGTAAGCGACATAATTGTGGCCATCCCTACCTGTTTTGTCAGAGCTAGACCCAACATAAAAGTTGTCAGCAGTAGGGGTAGTATAAGCCCAGTCAGTTACTGTGCCTGATTGGCTTGAAGTTTCGTTTAAATATAGCGAATTTAATCGTCCAACGTCTTTATGGTAAACGGCCCATGACTCACCAGGATTTTTAGTAAGGTTTTTAACAATAATCATTCCTGGCACGCAGCCGAGCGAATGAGGAATAGTTTGATTAGATGAGCTACCGCTGTAAGTAACTATATCGAAACAACCAGGCGCTTTGCGGAATGTCCAGGAGACAAAATTATCACCATTAGTGTTTACATTTGTACCGTCACCATATAAAGTAAACCCATTCGCACTAACGGCAGTAATTCTATTGGCATCAGTAGCTTGTGGATTAGTGCTGTTGGTAATTAAATTTTTATCAATACCAGTTACTGTATCTGTCAGGCTATGAGATCCAGAACTTCTTTTCTTAATCCAAATCAGTCCGCCTTCACCATCTAAATCAATTCCATTAGGAATTGCTTGAGCCGTGGTTTTGCCCTCATATACATAAGTACTAAAAACATCATCAACGTAAACCTTGTCTCCGCCTGCTGCGCCAGACGCCCCAGCAAGAATGTTGCTGCCAATAACGCTCATGAGTAAGCCAGAGTTACAACAGAATGGATTGAACCTGTGGTGCGAACTATGTAATCCAAACGATCCACCGACCCCGCAGCAGTGCTTAAAGATGGCGGGTTGCCTCCAGCCCAATCAAAGAAGCTTCCCCATGAGATGGAGCGTGACCCAGTGCCGTCTTGCACCAAAAAGATTGATCCAGACTGACCAACTACAAGGTTTGTTGGATTAGCAAACGTCAAGTTTTCGCCCAACGTCAACGTGAAATTATTGCTTGCCGCAAAATCGGGCGTTACCGTCGAGCCACTTGCCAGCGTTGTAATCTCACCGCGCTGGCTAGCGGTAAAGGTCTGCGCGACATCAGTTTTTGCAGTGTCAGCGTCAAACCCCTGAACAGTGCTGCCAATAGCAGTTGAATCCAAGACATTGTCAACTGTGACTGTCTTGGTGCTGGTCGTAATCGAATCGACCTTTACCGTTCCAAACGCCATTGCTAGGCCAGCCGTAGGGCAATTACGCCAACTTTAACTGACCAGCCCCATCTGAGCACGTTCATCTTCTGAAAGTTGATCCTTAATGGCTCTATTCGGGCACTTCAACCTGAACCCATGAAGTCGTTGACTCGTCCCAGCGATATACATTGCCATCATCTGGGCATGGCGTAGGTGCCTCCCATTGGCAAGTCGTTTCGTTCAACAACCAGCTCGTATAAGGCTGTGGCGCGATAAACGCATCACGTGCTAAATCGTATGTGTATCCAATTCCTGCAAAATTTTTGCGTATTTTGCCATTGTAAGAAGTTTGCATCCATGTGTCACCCGCACCAAACAGTGAGTGACAGAACGCAACCCCTAAAGCCTCTTGTTCGTTGCCTTCGGTGTTTATCAAACTGGCATTGTCAATGATAACAACCTGTTCAACTATATTGTTTTTAATTAGTGCAAAATGTGCCATTAGAACATGATGCTCCCTGAGCTAGTAAAATCGTAGTACCTATACCCACCTGAAACTGTAATTGTAGGGTTTCCAACTACTGTTGTTGCTGCAGGGAATCCGTCTGCATAACGCAAAATAACGCGGCCAGATCCTCCGTTGCCACCGGAATTTGGAGTGTTATTGGAAAGGTTAGCTCCGCCGCCACCACCTGCACCAGCAGTGCCATTACCGCCGCCATACGCTCCACCGCCACCAGTTCCTGGACTGCCAGAATCAAAGAGTCCAGCGCCCCCACCGCCACCGCCAGCAGTTAAGCCCGTTGGATGCAAAGGCACCGCCACACCATCACCACCTGCACCACCGTAGTAAGTGTTTACATTTGGCCCGCCATTCTCACTAGCACCTGCGCCTCCACCTGCAGCAAGACTGTAATTGCTAACACCGCCACTAAAGCTAGTATTGCTTCCACCAACGCCTCCGCTGCTAGAGCTGTAGCCTGAACCGCCTCCGGCTGCATTCACAATACCCACAATTGAGCTTGTTGCTCCGTCAGCAGAACTACTTGCCCCCGCACCTACTGTCACGGTATAAGTCGTTCCACCTGTTGGGACAAAAGTGCCCTGAAACAAAGCAGCTCCAGCACCGCCTCCTGTGTAGGTTCCAGAACCCCCAGCAGCAGCACCACCACCACCTATAAGGTTATAACTGACAGTATCAGGCGCATTAAAACTAGGCCATTCAGCTCCAACAGTATTTCGCAGAAAAACTTGATTTAGTGGCCACACTCCTGAAGCAGAATCAACCGTTGTAGGGTTTTGTTTCCCAATAAGTCCACCTTCCCCCATCATGTAATCTCCAATGCACTAACTGTTACTTCAATATCGTTTGCGGCACCAGCAGTTGCTCTCAGCTTTTGCGATTGCTTCATTACTACTTTGTTCGGAATAATCTCAATAGACGCATCCGCAGGAACAGCAATTGTGCTAGCCAGAGTGCTTAAAACAGCGTCACTGCCATCTGTCAACGCAATTGTAATTTCAACAGCAGAATTACCATCAACGTTGGCAACCAAGCAACTCAGCACAATCGCTCGATCTGTTGCCGCACCAGTTGGCGCTTGATATAAATCTGTCGCATTTGTCGTCGTTAGCTTGACGGATGCGTTGTTAAAAGTTTCAGCCATGAGATCAACCTAACGCAATGGCAAGCCCAAGGCTCACACCAGCAGGTGGAACCGATATCGTCGTAAACGATAAACCGCCTGACCCGTCAGTTGTCAAGACTTGGCCATTAGTCCCATTATCAACAGGCAGAGTCAAAGCATTGTCTGATGCAGTGCTATGAGCTTGGATCTCTACATAGCCAGAAGTCTGACCAACAAGTCGTAGTGCCATCAGACAATCACCCAGTTAGACGTTGCAGGCACTGTAATGGTTGCCGCTGCATTAATACTAAGCGGACCAGCAGAAATCACATTCTTACCAGTGCCAATCGTATAAGTCGTCGTAATCGTGTTGTCATGCTCTAAGGCCCAAGCATCTGATCCCCCGCCAGTCGCTCCAGCTGCAGCAGCAGACCAAGTAATTGCACCTGATGGACCACCACTTGTTAAAACCTGGCCACTTGTGCCGTAATTCGCTCCACCAACACCAATTTGGCCAGCAGGTCCAACACGGAACCTTTCAGCGTTTTCGGTCGTAACTTTAAAATGGCCATCCGAACCAGTGTCAACAACCTCAGCTTCCGTATCGCCTTCAACAATCTTGTCGGTGTCTGCAGCAGTTCCGTTTGATGCTGCTGTAATTCGACCTTTGGCATCAACAGTAATACTGCTTAGCGTGTAGCTCCCGGCAGTAACAGCAGTGTCTGATAAGCCGGTCGTGACGAGATTGACAACAGTAGCTTTTTTCGTTTGGTTGTTGAGCGTGTCAACAATTGGCACAACGTCTGAGCCCTGAACAGACACCAGTTCGGTTAGTTCTGAAATCTTGGTATTTGCCATAGCGCCTCAGACTTTCCCTGATATTACTGGCATCACGACCAAGTTGAAATAGCAACCCGTTTCCAGGTGTTAGCCGCAGTGCAAACGTAAATGTAGTTTTCGTCCCATGCCACCTCACCAGCAATACCGGTAGCAGTTGCAGAAGCAGGCGTCAAAGTCGGCAAAATTGGGCGACTTCCAAGCGTCACGTTTGCTGCTGTAATCGCAGCCATGCTCGTCAACGTTCCAGCTGCCTGAACCTTGAAATCAAGCTTGCCGTCTTCTGACGTATCAGTTGCGTCAACAATTGACGATTCAATCGTTCCAAACAACACAAGCTCTGGTGTCGTTGCGTCGTTATTGCCCTGGAAATTGATGCTGCTTAAAACGTCAGCGTCTTGACCGGCAACAGCATCACCACGATGGTGATACAAAGTGATGTCAGCTGCGCTAACTGGAACGGCTTCCGCTGATTCAATAAAAAGACCAGTGTTGGTAACAGACTCAGTGATGTGGAGCGGGTGCTCAGGGTTAGCCTCGTTTACACCAACCTTGTTGCTTTTTAACGTAAGGCGTGCAGCAGACGCACCAGCTGACATCGACATCAACTGCAGAATGCCGTCTTCGCTGGCGTCAGTTGTGTCTGAAATTTGCGCTGTGATTTGCGCGTAGGCAATATATTCATTTTCAGCATTCTGGCCGCGAAACTCAAGGTTGCCTAAGTTGTCGCCTGCTGCAGGCGTTGCTGAATTGCGGTACAGCACAAGGTCTGGTGCGGTATCCAACCCATCATCAGTATTCTCAATAATGACTTGATCAGTCGTGTCTGTACTAAAAAGATGCAGCGGGGCAGCTGCCGTTCCAGTGCCTAATTGGAACCCAGTAGTAGTAAATTTGCCAATAAAACTTCTGTTTGCAGTAATTGCAACTTCATTGGCTGCTGAGCGGTAAAAACCTGAGGCACTACTATCTGTTAAAAAACTGATTGAAGGGTCAGTAACAGTGCCATCTGGCACCGCTTTGTGCAAAACACTAAAAGATAATCTTTTATTCTTATCAGCACTACTCGCTTCACTTGCGTCAACAACAACAAAATCGTCAAGCGCCGCTGGTGTAATCAGTGACGCCAGTTGAGAAATCTTTCTGTCAGCCATAATCAGCAAGCCATAAGGACACAAGGAACACAATAGCTGCCATCGCTATAAGTTTCTGACACGTAGGTGCTCGTCACTTTGGCAACCGTTTTACTGCGAACAATATCATCGCCTTGTGGCTTGGCCGTTCCATCACTTGCTGACATCAATAGATCACCACGGGCGACTGTCGTCCCTTGTGCAATGCGAATAACAAAGTCACCCGTCATCGCAATATACAAATCTTTTGTGTATGTTTCGTCGTCGTCATCCCAAGACTGAAACACACCAGCTGCATTAGGGTCTCCTTCAACTTCGCTGACTTTGCAACGGTTTAGCTGAGGGTTGCCTTCCGTACCCCATTCGCACATTTCGTCGATGTTGCTCAATACCGTGCCACGCAAAATTTCAGCGCGGGCAGCATTGCCTGGCAATTGTGACCAACGTGATAAGTGAGAACCAACTAAAGAAACAGTGGTTCCACTAATGACTATCGCGCCTTCAGTTGTCCCACTACCATAAAACGTAATAAGGTTTCCATCGTTGTTAGTACGGTTAAGCTCTACTGGAGGCCCTTCTTTCGCACATACTTGCAACCTGCCAAGCTCACTAACCATTAACCCTTGGTTTGCAGTGGCATTATTGTCTGTAACATCTTTTGGCTTTAAAGGGCTTTGCTCTGATGCAGCATTCCCAAGAAATAAACTTCTGTTTGGGGTACTGCCTGTAGCAACGTCGTAGCCAATCTTTAAGTAAGTATGGTCTTCGAGCGATAATGCAATTTCATTGTCGCTGAGATTTGTAGGTGCATAAAATCCAGAAGTTGTATTGGTGCCGAAATAAACGCTAGGTAAAGCTTGCGTGCCAGGCGTAACTTGAACTCTTGTAGAGCTTGACCCAATTAAAGCGCCGCTTGCAGAAGCCACAACATCTACCCAGCCATCATTAGCTGCGTTGCGGATTTTTAACTTGTTCTCTGAGGTGTCATACCAAAGTTGATGAGCAACGGTAGTGGCTGGAGCAGTCGCGTTGCTGTTGGTGCTTTGAATAGCCGCCAAAACATTGTTCAGGTCTTGCCGCACGGCTTGGCCGCTGGCGTTTGCAATGTTGTAATCGTGCGTAGCCATAGCAGCGGTTTAGACCTGTTGCGTTCCGTATCCTATTGCAGTGTACTGAAATCTCCTACTAATCACAGAGCCGCCATTTTTAAACAGAATCGTAAATCCTGTTGAGGCTGGCTCTGACATCACGTAGTAGTCACCAGCATCAAAGTCAAACGCTGTAATTCCGACAGTTACCTTCGTATCGTTGTCGGAGTAAAACGCATTGTCGAAGACAACAGTTGCGCCAGATGGCTGCGAGCCAGACGTAATTGTCCCGCTGTTTTCAGTACGCCGTTCCATCTGCAGCCTTACCCCAAGCTCGTCTACAAGCGGTGTCTGGTCAACGTGATCTGCTGTTAGCTCAGCCTTGAACTGGAATGAACGGCCAACATACACGTTGTTTTCAAGAGGGATCCAATCCTCAAACACAAGATCTGAATTTTGCTGCAAGTCTGAGTAGCTGCCAGGATTTGTAGTCAACTGACCTCCCATCCCGGAATGGTCTGAGCAGTAGTAGTAAAGGATTGGAGCGCCAGCTGCCAGAGCAATCTGCGTGTAAGCGCCTGCAGTTCCTGGCGTTCCAACCGTTGTCACTCCTACTGTGTATGCAGAGCCACCGCCATGCGTTCCATCGCTTGTCGCGCTAATTCTTACGGGATGGCCAGAGTTGCTTGCGTCTGATTGATCAAAGATGTAGGTATTACCCTCTGTCAAAATTAACGTTTCATTGTCGGTACTAGAGCCATTAATTCGATACTTGTTGCTCCCACCAGAGCTGACAACTGTTACTGCCAAAGTAACAGTATCGCCCTCAAACTGAATCTTCGATCCATCTTCAAAAACAATGTCTGAATCCGTAGCGGTATTGTCTGACTTTCTAAAATAAACCTCAACGTTTGTATCGTCAGGGATTTCACCATCAAAGTCAGACCATGTGTCAATTAAAGCAGAACGATCATCAATAAGGTCACTTGTGTAAAGGCCACGGGCTGTCAGGATACGTTGCATCCGCACACTGAACTTTGCGCCAAGATCAATAATTTCGTGAAAGAAATAAGTACCTTTAGTGAATTGAGTACCAAAATGTGTGTCAATATTTGCTGTAAACGCATCTAGGTCCACAATGCTGTCAAAAGAAGCATCTCCCCCTAGGACTAAGCCGTCATATTGTTCGCTGTAGTTAACGTTGAATTTTTCTCCTGAGAATGGTGCAGGGGATGCGTCTTCCCGCACCACCTCATAGTTAAATCTCGGAATCCCGTCAGGGATGTTAATTAACGCGCTAGCTGCACTAAAACTGCGCTGCTTCTCTGCGTTTTCAAATTTAATTAGATATTCTCCATTCAACAATGGCAATACACACGAAGTTGTTCTTGCCTCAACTTTTCTCAGCAGAGTGCTGTTGGGCCATGAGCCCTGCCCTGTAAGCAATCCTGTATGCCTAATTACAGCAACAAAGTTTTCAACATTTTGGCCGCTAGCCGTTGGCGACCATCGCAAGATAACTTGATCAACGCCAAAAGCTTCAATGGTTACGTCTTCTGGGTCAGGCGGAAGAACAATTCTTGAGATGCCATCAGACCCGTCACTCGTTCCACCAACAGCAATTTCTCGCTGCTGTCTGCCAATATCAGATCTTTTTCTGTCTGGCTGAGGGCCTCTTGCTGTAACTTCTGCATATAATATTTCGCCAGGAAGTATGTTTGAATCTATATTTACAGAGGTGTTGGCGGTAAATATACTATTCCAGTTACCTGCGTCCCCCACTCTCCATCTAACTTCAAAATCTGCGACTGGTCCGGTAAGACCCCTGGTCCATGAAATAGTGGCACGGTTTGTTGTACTACTGCCAGTGTCAATTTGCTGAAATGTAATGCTTACATTGCTTGCTGGATCGGGTTGCCGACCGTAAATAAATGGCTTGGGCAGGTCTAAAGTTGCGCTATCGCCTTCAACGAATTTGTAAATGCCGTCAACGTGACGAACGCCAATAACGGAATAGACACCACCTTCTCCTTCCGCTACTGATAGACACCGATACTTTCTGATGACTGCTGAATCATTTGTAATCGAATACAGAGCATCATCAGGCGGCACTTGAGTAAAAGGAGAGACAAGCGTGACCCTATTGCCGCTGATTTGATCGCTAAAAATTGAACGAGTTTCAATCGTCCCATCCTTCATGACAACGCTTATCTTGTCATTTGCTCCAGATGGCATTACTGGAGGTTGGTCTAAGTCCACAAACTCTCTTCGCGCACCAACAATGCGGCCAGCCAACCGAGTTGATAGGCGCATTTCATCAGACACTTCAAATATCTGGCCTGGCAATACGTTTAATCCTTCAAGCCCAACTGAAAAGTTAACTGTGTCGTCATGCACTGTTTCTGAATACAAAACCCAACGCGCCATGCGTTGCGCTTGATACTTTGAAGTGCAACCAAAAGCCACAACACTTTTTTCTTGTACCCCATACTTTTCAATCGCAGCCTGATCTTCAATAATTAGAAAATTGGGTTTATAGAAGTTGTCAGGATCGTTATATCTTACGCGTACTCTAGTGCTTCTGGTTTTTAACGAAGAGCCGCTGTAGGAGAAACTTCCGTTGACAACATTAGAATTACTAAAAACATGGATAGCCGCTAATGGCTCTGCATTTTCTTCGCCAAGATTTCCGTGGTCAGCAGCAATTTGAACATTGTCCGCCTTCCAAAAAATCATTCCACGGAAAACGCTTGCCATGTCTTGCAAAACGTTATACGCCTCAGCCTGCGAACCAAGCACTGTGTTAATCGCAAATCTTGGCTGTCTTCCTTCAGGCGTATCAATTTCTTCGTTGCAATATTTTGCAAGGTCAATTAAATCAACCCAGTTAATTTTGGCCTTGTCTACAAAATCGCCTGCCCCATAGCGATTATTTGTAAGCAAGTCATAGAAACAACAAATTGGGCAGGTAGTCCAATGTAAGTTGGTGGTAAGACTACCATCAAAAGGAATACTATTATTAAATCTAAGGCTGCCGTCTCTCCTGACAGTTGCATTTGATGGAATTTGTACTTTTAAGCCTTTGATGTCATACGCCCTCGCAGGCAAGGTGTTGTACTCTTCCGAATCAATACTTAAATGAACAAGAGCAGTATGAGGATAACTGACTTTTACTCTTTTGCCGACAATAATACTGTTCCAAATAATAGTATCTGCTCTGTTGTTAGCTAGCGATGTCGTTCCAGGTAAATCCTGAAAATCGGTGTACTTGATCTCAAAAGCGTCTTCTGCATTGTCAAATTCTACTTTTCTAACGCGAATCTTGTATGGAGCTTTGTTCCGTGAAAGATTAAATGGTTTAGTTTTAAATTGATACTGGGACGTAGAAACACCTTTGATAATATTTCTCTGCTCTTGCCCTTCAACCCTGAACCATTTGTCTTCAAAGGCACCGCCGTCTTCACTGAGCGCAATATCTAGATGAATCTGAGCAAAGAACAATTGACCCCGCGCCAACCCCTCCATAGCAGTGCAGTACAGCTTTGGAATTGTAAACACAAGCACAACAAAATCAGCCTCGCTGTCGTTTATTGCACGGGTTATTTGCCCCGTACCATAATCGCGTTTTACGACCTGATTCTCGGCGTTAAGCTCTTCAGAATAATTACTGCCAAGCTGCTCGTTAACATCAATAATTGTTGTCTGAACATCGCTCAACATAGAGCTTTCGTCAAAACGTTTTTGATTCTGAGTTCCTCTTCTTTCTGTAAATACAACCGTTTGGTCTACAAATTGTCTTCCCGTAATCAAAGTTTCATTCAACAAAACGCTTTTCTTGTGCTCAGCAAGCCCTTCAATTGGACCCTCACAAATTGCGTCAATTATTTTAAGGTTGGTCTTTGAATTGAGAGCCATAGTTTTTTAAATCAGGTTGTAGCCGTAGCCTTGAACTTTGAGCTTTGTTCTATCACTGGCCCCAACGTCAATAATTTCAACGTCAAGTTTAACTCGTCTCCCATCCTTAATTTTAGGAATTTCAAGCCTGTGGCCAAAGCTAAATTCTTGTGTTTCGTTGACCAATCCTTGTAATGTGCTGCGAGCAACCGCCACTTGAATATCCTCCCCACTTACAGAGACAGTCAATGTCATTTCGTAAGTAATGAAACCATCAATTTTTGTTGTGCCTGGCGCTCCAGCATTATCGTACAAGCCTCGGATAACTTCAAAAAGTACATCAACCTTTTTTCTTTTACTTCTACTTTTTTTGTAGTCAAGACCGTTTGCTGAGATGATTTCTCCAGGTTGCAATAATTCATCACTACTAAAATCGCCAAAAGTTTCTTCAACTCTTATTCTTTTATTTTCATTACTACTCTGTACGTCCCTTACACCTAGTTTGCTATCTAAGCCGCCCAATGACTCAAACCTTCTTGTAAGTCTTTCTCCGTTGATCGTTACAGTGTGCAACCCTGGTGTTTGCGTGGCCATTAACAACGGGTCAGACGTATCAGAAACTTCTAAATTAGCTGCCAATAAATGACTCCCAGTGATTACTCGGCCATAGACGACAGGCAATGTTGCACCTGTTCCGGTTGTGTTTGCGGGCCCGGTAAACGCATAAGACTGAATACCTGAAGCACCTCTGGTAATCCCACTTGGCCCTTCGCCTCTTACGCGAGTGCCCTCACCTTTAATTCTTCCCCTGCCAGAATTGGGAAGCTGCGGTTGTGGCGAAATAAGATTTGCCGTCCCAGAAAGAATCATACTTGCGCCGACTGCACTTAATGCCGTACCAAGTGCCGTGCCAAAGACCCCACCAGCAACACCAACAGCACCAACAAACGGAACTGCAGCAGTAGAACCCGCTGCTAAAAGACCGCTACCAAGTGCAGATGTTCCAAATATTCCAGCACCCGGCAGCAAGAACGAAGCCGCAACCAAGCCAACGCCAAGCAAAATTTGTCCTGTACCTTGGCCACCAGAACCTGAAATGACAGGCACTACCAGCAATGGCTTGCTGCCAAACGGTAATTGCAACTCGTCATACCCCATTGCCGCACCACCCTGAATCACCTTGTATCCAACGCCGTTTTGGTGCGCTTGAACTAATTCATTCTTTAACGTTGGATAGTTGATGCAGAGAAGCTTGATTGCATCAGCAGGCGTTTGAAGGTTGTAATACTCGTGCTGCTGGCCATACTTCTCGCCTAGCTCACCCGCCAACAGAACTAGCTGCATGGCGAAAAACTGCCGCAACGCTTTGCCTATAGTAACGCCCTAAAGGCTCTAAAGCACTGATGCTATTCATTCGCTGGTGCAAAATTTTATCGTCTCCCACATAAATCGCTGCGTGCATTGGATTTCTAGTGCCAAGTCGCATGATCAAAACATCATGCTCACGCCGCTCATCAAAAGGCACCGGCTCAAAACCAATGGCCCGTGCATACTTTAAAAAAATGCTGTGGGTACGCTCCAGCGATTCAGGGCGCGGGAAATCTGGTAGATCAATTCCAAGCAGCCCGTAATATTCGCGAAGCAACGAGTAGCAATCAGTCTTGCCGTAATCCCATTGACGGCCTAGCAAGGCTCGATAGTTAACCATTGATCATCTGGCACAGAGTAAACGTACCAAGGAATCTTGGTTTGGGTGCAGGCTTTTCGATCTTGCTCGCTTACAGGTGTGCCTGCTGGATGTGAATGCACTACGGCTTCAATCGTTCCAGCAAACATTGCACGGGCATAGTCAGCAGGATTGATTGCAAAATCTGTACTGGGGTCTAGCGCAATGTTTCGACAAGGGAAATAACGTCCATTGACAACTAAACCACAAGCTTCGTTTGGGTAAGCAGTCTTAGCGTGCTTCACCGCGTTAAGCCTGAAGTCTTGCCCCATAGAACCCACCGAAAGGAAGAGTGTCTGCCCTGCCAAATCTTGCCTGACAACTAGACACGCGTTTGCCACAAATATCGTTAGTAACAACACCGTTTACTATCACCTTTTCTGAATCTGGAAGAACCGAATCGTTAACAGTGAAGCAAGATCTTCCTTTGTACCCACATTCAGCGCCTCGGTACTTCCACGGGCAAAATTCTTCGATTGTTCGCCGGGGTAGCCCAACATTAACAAGGTCAATCTTTGGTGCTAGCTCAAACTCAACAAATTGCGGGCTTTCAGCTGACACACGATCGATGTACCAAGTTTCGACCATCTTTGCATTAGGGTCGGAAGTATCGTTAAAAGTTTGCGCGATCAAAGGATCATTGTTTTCTGTCACCAAAAAATCTTCAATATCTTCTTCTGGAGCAAACGGAACTTGCTGATTATAATTTACTGTATCAATAAATTTGGCAAATGTGCGAATCCTTTGGACCTTAGCCGCTAAAGGATTATACAAAAGTATTAACGCCGTAATAGCATTGTTGACGTTGGCTACTTTTAACCTAGGGCGAGGTAATGTTCCGTTTGAAGCAAACTCAAACCCATCAACTTCGACAGGCACTGCGGGATAAGAGTTGCCGTCAAATTTAATCTCTTCAGTTAATCCATTCTTTCCGGGGTGATACCTTATTATGGCGTCAGTACCGTTTACTGCTGTCGTTAAAACAATCTCATAAAGATCAATAACTGCTGTTGGGGCAAGGCGAAGTAGCTCTTCGGCTAATGGCTCAAACGCTTCCCAAGTACACGTTCCATCAACTAACGTCTGCGTAATTTTGAACGGAAAAGCAGGCTCGTCGTACTCAAACTCCGAGTAAGTATCAAGGGTGTCTGTCGTCCCAGCAACAATGCACTTAAACGCAAGCGTGTTACCTCTGTTGGGATTGGCACGGACAACGTCGCCAAACGCGTAAGCCTTTGCAGCTTCCCATTTATGCAGGTCGTACCGATAAGCCATTAGGTTTCAAATACCTGGACAAAGGTAGCGATAACTTCAGCTCGATCAACGAAGGAAATTGTCTTTGTCCATTGCTGGCAGACAAATTTACTGCTGGCTGCCTCGCCTGGTGGTGTGTAGCTAAAACTTTCGACACCACCACGCGCATCTAAAAATGCTTCGATGATGTCGGCTTCCGTCTCAGATATGCGAAACGTCAGGTTATAAATCTTGGGATTTTGGTTAATGCCAAACGTTGCTCGCTGGCTATAACCACTCCCAAACTGAATTGAACGCACATTTGGTGCGCTCTGCTTTGTCATCCCTGGTGCGGGATCAAAATCGGGAAAGGTACTCATTAGCTAGACAATAAGCCTCCAGGCCGTTGTTGCTTGATCAATTCTGCCTGCACAGCCGCTCCAATCAACCCTCCGAGCTGTTTACCGGCACCACTGTCACCTGAGGCAGAACTGCCTTTGGCATCAACGTTAACGACAACGTTTGTCGCGCCACCGCCCCCAAGCTTGTTGTTTGGAACGATTGTGCCGGAAGTGTTTGGAACGAATAGCTCAGGGCCACGTTCTCCCACGATTGAAGGCTTGCCAACTGGCGGGCGGCCTCCATCTGCAAATCCTGTAAGACCGCTAAACAGGCTAGACCCGGTACTCTTGAGAGCAGTATTGACACCAAGTTGCAAAAGGATGCTTGCAACGTTACGAAGCGTGTTTGCAGCAGCGTCTGCAAGAGATTTAGTTTGGTCTACTGCAGCACTGAGGGTATCAACAACACCGCTAGCAAT